AGTTATGGTGATAATATTTTAGAGGGAATGTATAATTTAACATTACCAGCATCAGTATTTAATCAATTAGGAATTTATACAATTTATATTAAACCTAAAACATTTAAATTAACGATTCAAGATTGCGGTGTATTATCCGCATTACCAACAACAAAGGGATTAGTCATAGATATTTCTTCAACAGGGAGTACATTACCAGTTGAATTACGTGAAAATAACGCATTACAAGGATATAGAATTGAATACATTGATGCTGAAGGAAATAAGGTTAGAAATTTAGTTAGATATGTAGTAACATCAAATAAGGTTTCTCCAATTACAGAAAATGTTGGTGATACATCACAAAAAGCAGTAAGATATAGATTTGATAATAGTAGCAGTAAATTATTTTTTACAAGTTACTCCAAGTAGTTCATCAGATGTAAAACCTAATGTAATGCCATATATTGGTAATACTGGTGATGAGATTTTAATATCAAATACGTTTTTTAATCCCGTTATGATTGAAGTTGAATTAGTTGAAAATACTATCGATACTATTGCAGATATTATTGCTGGTGAACAAATAAAAGACGTACAAAACGGTATTTTAACGTATTATGATGAAAATAGAGTAATTACAAAACAATTCAACGTATATCAAATAAAAGATGATGTATATGATGTACCTTTGTTTGAAGTTAGAGAAAAACGTGATAATATTGATTTAAATCAAAATTTTGATGATATTACAAGTGAGGTAAATTAATTGTTTTTAATTAATTGACAAAGAGAAAAATCCCAATTACATATATTGGGATTTTTTATTTTGTCGTATTTATAATAAAAATATTATTGTGGCAAAAGTAAAAGTAGTTACTAACAATCTTGATTATAATTTGAATCGAGAAGAATTTACAGATTTTCCATCTCAAACAATATTTTCGTTTGGTAGGTTTTCAATAACATCTAATTTTGATGGAAGAAATCCTATTGATTATACTAATGTTTTAAACTCATTTTCAAATCCAATTACATTAGAAACATTGGATTTAAACGAAATTCAGTCAACAATTGTTGAAAAAAAAGCAACAAGCATTAGTTTAAATCTTGATAAAGGCAACTTCAATAGTTTTGTTAGATTTGGTTCAGCATATGAATTCTTAAGAACATCAATTGAAGAAATCATAATGAAATATCCGGGAAGTCTTTTTATAAATAATCAAGCAACACTAAATGGAAATAATACGGTTTTTGATTTTGTGTATGATAGTCAACAAAATGTATCAACATTTAAAATTGTAACTGGAAGTAGTACTGTTAGTTATATTAATAATTATTTTGGTATAATCTATAAAGATGGTAATAATATAAATCCAGATAATAATGAATTGCGTAATTTAAATAATTCGTTTACTGATTATGTTGTTTGGAGTAATGATACTGATTCAAATGGTGTTATTGCACCAATCATTGCGTTTACTGGCTATAGTGATAGCCTTAATTATATGACAGTTCAAACTGAAGGTAATCCATTTGATGGTATTACTTTTACAACAAATGCCTCAATCCCCTTTCACATTAAACCCAATTCAAAGAAATTTGAAGAATTTAGACAACAATTAACTGATTATCAAAAATATATCATTTCATCAAGAAATGATAATGATTTTATTTTTGAAATTAAAGAACCCGTTTTACTTGATAATGGTAATATTGAATTTAATAATATTAAATTAGTGTGGCCTTGTAGTGATGGATATAATGTTGATTTTTCAGGAATTTCATATAGAAATTTTTTAGATAGATTATTAAGAATTGGTGGTAAATATGATGCAATAAAAACAGATTTAATTGCAAGATTTTTATCACCAACATCATTGAAAACATATGATTTAACTGAAGAAGGGAAAATTACTAAATTATTGCGAGTATATGGTTGGGAATTTGACCAGTTAAGAACATTTATTGATTCATTGGCATATGTAAATAGAGTAACATATGACAAGAAAAACAACGCACCTGACCAAATTATTGCTAATCTTGCTAAATTGTTTGGATGGAAATATTTTTCATTAGTTAATGAACCTGAACTTGTTGAAAGTTTATTAACTATTGATGAAAGAGAAAATGATTTAAATGATAACTTGCTTCCTGTTGAAATAGATATTGAATTATGGCGTAGAATCATAATGAACACCAATTATTTTTGGAAAACAAAAGGTACACGTGAAGCAATTAAATCAATGTTTTTATTAATTGGTATTCCTGAACCATTCATAAATATTACTGAATATGTCTATACAGTTTCAGATAAAATAAATCCTAATCAAGTAACACTTCAACCAATGGATTTTGTTTCTAATTCATATCCATTTGATAGTGATGGTTATCCAATTGCACCCCCAGAAACAACAACTTTTTATTTTCAAATATCTGGTGATACTGATTCAGGTCAAGCATATATGGATAATTTTAGATATGCGGGATTTAATTTAGAAAGAACAGTTGATAATAAAAAATCTTGGACTGAAGAAGGTGAAATAATTAGACAACATGATTCAACAATTCAATATTATCAAAAAGATAGTAAATTGGTGTTGAATACAAAAGAGGTTGATATTGCATTAGATGCTGCACGTGGAATTGAAGAAGATGTGTTTGATTATTTACAAGATGATTATTCGGTTAATTCAACAGGTCAAACAGTTCCAATATCTTATGTTAATATAACCACTACATATACTGATGATAGTATTGAATTTCCTGTGGGGTATGATATTAATTTAGGTAATTTAGAAGTTAGGGTAAATGGTCTTTTATTAGACGCTCCAAGTATTGATGGTGTTGATGATGCAATTGAAGCAGACTATAGTGTAACTGGAAGCACAATTATTATTCCCAAACTACCAGAATTAAGTGGTGGTACAAATGTTATTCAATTAACATATATTGATGATGATAGTAGTTCCCCAATTACAGGGGTTACGTATACTGTTACCCGTATACCAATAGTCGTAGTTGGTACTACTGCAACAATAACATTACCAACAAAAGCAATGGGTGATGTTCAATTAACTGTTGAAGGTATTGCACTAACAAAAAAAACAGCACAATTTAATGCTGATTATTATGTGGATAATTCATCAACAAGTGATACGGTTATTGTTATTCATAACCCTAATGTTATTTCATATATGAATGCCAAATCTGAAAAATATTTACAAGTTGCATATATTAATGTGGAAGGAAATACATCTGTTGAAGCAAAAAGTGAAATACATAGAGTTGATAGTTATAATAGTAGTAAATTTTATTTTAATTCGTATGCGAATAGGTTTGTTTATGTTTTAAATCATAAAATAAGAAATGTTGAAAATGTTAAAATATTAATTGATGGTATTGCATTAGCACCAATTAATGATTATGTTGTTAATCCCAATAATCAATTTGAACTATATTTACCGAGAAACATTAAATTTGGTAGTGTTATTAGTGCTTATTATCTTGTGGGTGGTGATGAATATTATGAAACAATTATTAATGATATTTTTGGATTAGGTGATATTGGTGATTTATCCTTTATGGAATTTGCTGAATTAGCACAAAGAAAATTAATTAATGCCAGAACTCGAAAAGTAATTACCGATTTTAAAGGTGGGTGGTATCCAACACTATTAAAATTATATGTAGAGTATCTTAAGAGAGCAGAGTTAGAAGATGAAAATCCATTACAATCAAATGGGTATGAATTTGAAACAGTATTGAATTTTTTAAGTAAATATAATACATTTTTTGAAAAATTCGTTAATCAATTATTATCAGCAACAATTATTTTAAGAAAATCTGGATTATTAGTTAGAAATAGCATGTTTACTAGACAAAAATTCACATATAAAAGAGGTGTTGCTTATGATTATAAATATTTAAATCAAACATTTGGTCTTGCTTCGGAAGGGGTTCAATTTAATACTGTTTTAAATTATTTGGGTGATGCTGGTAGTATGTTTATGATACCACAACAAGAAAATATATTAACACCATCATTAAATACGATAATTGGTAGTTCTACAGCAAATTCAATAACAAATACTGGTGGTAATAATATTGTTATGTTTGATTCAACACAATTTTTCGGTATGGAATATAAAAAATTTGATGATGCTGTTTGGCAATTAAGTCCTGACCCACCATATGATAAATCAATTTATGATGCACCATTTCAACCATCAACACCATTTGTTAACGCAAATAGTTTTACTGGCCATACAATTACTGGATTAGAACCAGATACCAGATATCAATATCGTGCATTTATTGAAATAAATGATGTTAAAACATATGGCGAAATTAGAGATATTGATACATTGGCAATGCCAATAGCTAAACCATCATTAGAAACAATTCAAGGTAGTGCTGCGAGAATTGCAACTCTTGAAAAACCAATAATGTATATTTTTGCAATAACAGGAACTGGTGGTAATAATATTGTTCGCTGGGAAGATGCTGATTCATATGCAGTACAATGGAGAAGTGGTACTCTTGGAACGTGGAATGTTACACCATTAAATAACACACCGTTAACGGGGAATTCGTTTACTGACATAACAATAAGTGGTTCTACTGGATTAACACCAAATACAGTGTATCAATATCGTTCATATATGATTGTTGATGGTATTGAACATTTTGGCCAAACCAGACAAATCACAACTCTTGATTACCCATTTGCCAAACCCGATGTAACGACTGGTAACGCTTATGATGTAACAACAAGCGGGATGACTATTAGTGGAAACAGTGTTGATGACAGTAATGGTTCTAATGTTACACAATATGGTATTATCTGGACACAAAATTCGCTAACTGGAAATAATTTAGATTACTCAAATAAGGCTGGTGCTGTTGAAGTAACGGGAGTTCCAATTAATGGTGGTTTATCAGGTATTACACACATAATAACAGGTTTGAGTGAAAATACACAAACATGGTTTAGATTTTATGGTAAAAATAGTGTTGGATTTGGTTATGGTGATGTTAAAATTCAACTTACTGACCAACCACCAATTGTTACTACAAGAAATTTAGATATTACAATAATACCAACAGGTTCAACTGGAACATTTGAAATTGATGGTGAATTTATTATTAGGGATTCAAATACTTTGGAAATCATTGATACAATATTAATTCCAACATTAACCTCATCATATCATAATTTAATACCAAATATTCAAAATAGTGATTATTATATTGATGCATCATTAATTAGATTATGGAATGGTACTGATTACGTACAACAAGCAGTGATGGGTTATCAATGGTTATATGGAATTGATGAATTAAATCCAACATATGGTTCTCAATCGGGTACAGTTACAGAATTATATCAAGTACTAAAATTAATCGTAAGTGGTGGTACAATATAAAAAATAATAATTATGTATTTATATAAAAATTGAATTAGATGGCATTTATTGATAAAAACGAACCAGTAGTGTTAAATGTTAAAATAACCTCAAAAGGTAGAGAATTACTATCTATGGGAAACTTACATTTCAAATATTTTGCAATTGGTGATAGTGAAATTAATTATAATTTTATACAAGAAGGTATTAATCCATTTGATTCAAAAATATTAAGACCCGCAGATAAAAATCCAGATTTAATTTCATTTATTACAAAAAATGCAATAACAAGTGATGAGTTATTGGATGAATTTTCAACTAATAATCAATATAACGAAATTAATAACATACCAATTGTGGCTTGGGAAGTTGAAAATACTGTAAATGGAATCGGATTATTTGAAAAGGGTGTTGATGAATTTACATTTAAAGTAACGTCAGAATATATTAAACAGCCAGATTTAATGGTTAATTATAATGACATGACTACTGGTGCTACTGGTGGAACTGTTACATTATTTCAAGCACCCACATTTGGTGCAACAAAAGAAAATCCAAGCGTTGGTGATTATTTATTAATTAGGTGGAAAGGAGAGGATGCTACTTTTGACACAACAGGATATACAATTAACATTAATGAACCAGCACCAATATTAATTTATAAAATTGTTGCTGTTAGTGGTGATACCACTACTGAAGATATTGTATATCCTATTAAAGTTACTCTTGATAGGAATATCCCAAATTTTACTGGTGATATTAATGTTGGTGCAATGGTTTTATATGGCGATGTAACACAAAATGTTTTAGAAGAATATAGTACAGATTATGCAAGTGAAGCATTATTAACATTTTTACAAAACTGTCAATGTGATACAATTACATATCCTTTTTGGAAGTTATCAATTATTTATGCTGAAAATGTTGCTGGTATAAAAACTGATGATAAAAATTTAACTCAACATAAAACAGCACCATATGTTGGTTTTGTTAATTATATTCAAAATCATAGTTCAATTTATGAAAAATTAGGCATAATTCATTATACAAACACATCACCATCAAACGTATATGGTGAACAATTTAATAAAACAACACCAACAATTCATATACCAACAGTAATTTGGCATAAAAGTACAGGTAACACGATTGGGGTTACATTAACAGCAGTTGGTGAATTAAAATCTGTAACATCTGATAATTTTTTAATTCCTTCATTAAACACAAAATATTATGATTTAGCTGATGAAAATGGTAATGTTGTTGGTAAAGTTTTTGTTGATTTAAAAATTTTCGTAATCGAAGACCAAGAATTATTATTTGCAATGTCATATAAGTCAAACAGGTCATGGACTTTACCTAATTTTAATGTTGGTGCAAATGATAGTATTACCGATTGTCCTACTTGTCAAGAATTTGTATTTAGTACTGAAAAAACAGATACTACTGCATTTAATGGAAATGATGGTACTATTACATTATTAGGAATTACTGGTACAACATCGGGTGATTTTAATGAAACGATTATAAATGATACTGGTGTTACTGCTAATACAATATATGTGAGAATAAGTGGTTCAACAAGTGGAATTGTATTTTCAAATACAATTAACGGTAAAATAACAGTTACTGGATTAACTGCTGATACATATACAATAACAGTTATTGACTTAGTACCGCAAGAATATTGTTATGAAGAAGAAACACTCACAATTGAAGATTTAACACC